CCCACGACGGCTTTGATATCCATCTGACACAAGCCTAAAGGCCATGTAGCAGTACTTGTTCCTGATTTAATATTGAGCCAGCCTTTCTGAGTGCTTTGACTTAACGCTGCACAAGTCAACGTTGCTACGGCGGTTCCATCGAGAGTTTTAACTTGCGAAGTAAAGGTATATCTCGTTAAATCGATCGCTCGACGTACATCATTGGCTGGATATTGCAGTGCATCATCCATATCAACTAGCTGCAGATTTAAGTTGAATGTGTCACCACGCTTAAAAACATGATTGCTCATAAGTGATTCCTATAGACATAAAAAAACCACCGATGAGGTGGTAGTAAATAAGACATAAAATTCCTCTCAAAATGGAGGTCTCATAATTCAAATTAGTTAATATCTAGGTTTATATCTCTTGTTTCCTCCACTCGTAATACAGTAGTGCCCACCTCTAGGACCCACGCAATAATCCACCACAGCACATGAACAATCACTATCGTAGTAGGTTTTCTTCTGTTTTCTTTCAGAATGATGAGGATGAGATTTTAAGGCCTGATAATTATTTGACGTGGTTGATCGAGACTTTTGTTTAAAGCAACCATCCGTTTCACATAATAGCTTTGTTGATAACCACTGAGGTGATGAGGAATTTAAGGAAATACGTGCCCAGTTTCCTCTCGTCTCATAAATATCAACTTTTTCTCCACGTCCTAACTTGCCTACTACGTGACCGTTTGGTTTATCTCTAATATTTAAAGAATTAGTGTTGATATATTTTGATTCGATAACTTCCTCTACTGCACTCTGTGCATTTTCTGAATCTGAAGTTTGTTTTGGAGAGTTATCATTGCCTGAACCAAAAATCCCTAAAGCTACTAATCCTGCGGCACCCCAGCCTAAAGTTGATTTTTTCATGTTTTACCATTTGTTATAAATTTCTATTACTGTAACAGAATGTAATCTCAAATGATAATATGCTGAGGTCATTAAAAATAATCGCCTTGCTGTAGCTTTTTCTTGAACTCAAAGCTCATTATCTAAATCGACACTTACTCCAGTAACAACGTTATGTTTAGGCCCTCCGAGACTAACAACATTAGCCAAGCGTATATTCACATCAGAAACACATAGCTTGTTTTCAGATTGCCATTTGCTCAACTCAACAGACATAACATCTTCAAGATGCCGTTCCAGTTCTTGCCGTTTAATTTCGATTTCTTCTAAAGTCAGCATACATGACATATCAATTCACCTTGTACCCAATGCTCACATTATACTGAATGAAATCAGCATCTTTACCCGCATAAATAGATTGACCATTCAAACATTCTAAGTGTTCGATTGTGAAATATTCAAAATGTGCCAGTAAAGCATCGCCAAGAACCGTTAAAGCTTTTTCTCCCACATGAAGTCGATCAAAGCATTGAATCATGATATTACCGGTACGGCGAGTACATGGTTTATCTGCAATGCCTGAGGTAAAACTCGGGCCACCTGCAATCGTTAAACGGCACCATACACCTTTTGTTGGAACAGTAAAGTCAGGTGCATTTGGATACTGAATCCGTTCTTGAGCAATACCCCTAAAGCTTTGCATGCGATCAATAATAGCTTGCCTAGTCTGCTCTAAAGTCATTGCCATTTTAGCCACCGTACTTTTGAGAAATAAAATTAAACGTGAGGCCATAAATACCTTGTGGCGCTTGATCAGACCAACCGTTTTCTAAACGGGGTGCATAAGCTTTATTGTTCTGAATATAGACCAAATTACCCAATTTAATTTTTACAGCTTGAATAGCTGCATCTTGAATTGGGTTTGTTTCAGGTTCACGCACGCCGAAATCAGCAGATCCAACCGAAACAATATGTGAAGCACGGTATGCTCCAGTATCAACAGGACTTAAATTAACTAAGGATTGCACGGTATCCATGACAATATTCTTTACATGGTCTTCTGCTGCTTTAGACACATCAAGACTAAAACTAGTCGGCTTTTTCCCCTTCCATCCCATGATTTACCTCACTAGCTTCGAACATTTCAAATAGGTCTTGAGCGATTGCCTGAATTGAATAAGCTTCAAATTCCACACTAGGCTCTCGCTCACCCATTCTCCGTTTTACTATTTGCCAGATATGAACAGCTTCATGTAAAAGCAATCCATAAACTTGTATTTGGTTCTTATCCGCTGTATCTCCAATTTGGACAATTGCATATGCACCATCTGAATAAGAACTAACCTGAGCATCCGCCCCCATATCTAAAAATTGATCAGCTTTGCCCATATCTTCAAATAACAAATCCATATGTATTTGATTTCTAGCAAGTGCATATTTGACATGTTGAAACGGTGAGATATACCATTCGGGCACATAATCGGTATTAATCATTTAAACTCCTTAATTGCACCCATAAAAAAACCCACTTATGTGGGCTTTTTATTGTTTACCTAATTCTATGTTCATCTGCCAAGTTATCAATTTCTTTTAAATTATCATCAAATAATCCTAGAAATTTTCTAGCAGATTGAAAAAAAATTGCACTGCTAACATCTTCACGAGCAATCAAACTCGGAAGTTGGTCATGCCTACTAGCATCTTTTTTGCATAAATCTAAACAGGTCCATGCATCACAAAGCATAATAATATTTGTGAGTAACTTATAAGTCTCACTATATAAATTTAAGCATTTATCGTGAAACTTAATATTTACAAAGTTTTTCTTAGAGAAATTAATATTTCCTAGCTCTGCTAAAATTTCGGCTGAAATTGCAAATGCTTTGTTTTCATAATCTTCTATTTCTTGTTTAGTAAGATTGTTTTCATAAAAACTTTCTAAATCCTTAGCTAGATCTTTCGCCCTAAAGGGAATATTTTTTACTTTTTTTAAAATTTCTATTACTTCAGTTTCATTATTTTTTAGTCTATGAGAAGTTCTCCAATCATCAAATAATACAAAAGCTGCAACTGGAGCTAGAAATGCTGCTGCAAGTGTTAAAGTATCCTTTAAAACATCATATGCATCAGCAAAGTTAAATTTATGATGTGTGATTGGATATGAACTCTTAAGAAAGAATGAAACAACTAAGAAAATAATTATGCCAATTAAAGTCCATTTCCAAATCCTTCTTATTTTTACTTTTAAATCATCTTGAGCCATATATCCCCCTATTTTAGAAGGTTATTAGACCAAGTATTTAAACCTTCCTCAACTGACATTTCCAGATTGTACTGGCTGGATCTTGTTGAATATGGATAACTCGGAATGAGCCTAAGGCTGTTAACCATTCATCATCAATTTTTGGAGTCATAGTTACTTCGTTTTGAAGAACGGTAGCCTTTTTATCTGTGGCCAAGACTCCAAGCGTCTGAATCTCATATTGACTGTATGAGCCAAACAGAACGCCACGCCCAGAATAGTTTTCTTTAACTTCAACATACGTTTCAGTTTTAGGATCCCAATTCGTTTTTGAAATCCGTTCACATGTAAAGGTATGAACGGCATCTGCTAAATCTTCATTAAATGCTTCAGCAATATCTGCCTGAATTTCGTCACGTAAGCCCATTATTTATGCCCTGTAAAGTGGAATGCCGAAGCTATTAAAACTTGCATTAGGATCTTTCAAATCAAGCGAATCAATATAATCAATTGCTATCTGTTCAAAGCTAGAAATCGCTTCAGTACCTTCTTGATACTCTTTTTCAGATTCGACTGAATCAGCTTTAACTTTCTTACGCTTCAACTGCTGGTCTTTGCCGTTATAAATTACCTTGGCCAGAATGCCTTTGATAATTTCACAAGCTGCATCCTTAAGAAGTGGATCAATTGGATCTGGTACAAATCCTATTCTGTTTTTCATCCAGACATTTGCCAGTTTAACCAGACGAGCTTTATCACTGTCTGGTGCAAAATCGCTGCCCAAAATTGAATTTGCGTCATCTACAGTAATAAAGCTCATTGCATTATTCCTTAGGGATTAATTTAAGAAGTTCTGCTTTTGTTGCAGACGGCTTGTAACCAATATTTTTACTAGCTAAATACTCTTTTAATTGATCATTTGACCAGTTTTCAAAATCATTAGCTGCCGTTTCTGTAGCTGGGTTTTCTGCCGATTTTCCAGCATCCAATTCAGCGATACGTGTTTGCATTGCAGAAATATCGTTTTTAAAAGCTTCAAATTCAGCTTTAATACCGATAACTTGGGCTTCAGCATCTTTGAGAGCTTTATCTGCTAAGACTGCTGCATCTTTTAATCGTGAATTCTCAGATAACAACTCTGACTGGTTACCACCGGCCTGCTCTAAGATGGCAATTTTCTGCTTAAGCTGAGTGTTTTCTTCAACTACCTTTTCACATTCAGCTTTTGCATCATCAAACACAGCTTGAAGTTCAGGGGTAATTCCCACTGCGACATTTACAGTGGCCAAAGTCGTTTTTTGTGGCTCTTCCAACTTACGAACTTCAACTGGAACTTCCAAAGATTCATAATCCTTTTGAATCTTTGGATAATTACCGTAAATAATTACCTCTTTTGCTTTCAAATTTGGGTTTTCATAATAGTCAGGGTTAGCAATAATGCCCGTCTCTAATGCAGCAGCTGCTGCAATGCGTGTATAGATAATCTTCATGGCGCTTTTCTCTTAATAATAAAAAGAGGGCTTATTAGCCCCCTTAGGTTTTAATTTTTAGGTTTTAACCAGTTGTCGCTGTACCTGATAAATCAAGTAAGGTACCTGCTGTCATTTTGTTGCTGGTTGCATATTTAATCCAGTTAGCACTTGAACCAAGTAATGTAAGATCAGGATTTTCACCTTTCGATGTATCCCAGCTATAACCAAGAATATCTAGGTTAAATGCACCTTCAGCACGCATACCGATTGCCAAGTTTTCTTCATCATTGATGTCATAAGCTCGGAAGCCCGGTACTTGTGATTCAGTTACAGTTACAGCACCATACTGCAAGCCAAAAGCATCGTTATCACCTACAGCATCCGTCACCAAGACCGGCTTTCCTAAGGTTCCCGGTAAACCTCCATAGATAACGATTTCAGATTCACCATAAATTTGCTTAGTGATTGCATCATCGACAATATCGAAATAGGTATCTGAGTTCATCACCCATAAGCCAATGCGGCCAAACTTATCACCAAACTTTCGCATACCACGAGTTAATGCTTTGCGGCCATCAACAACGATACTACCT